GCGTGGCAGAGCGGTTGAATGCAACGGTCTTGAAAACCGTCGAAGGGGAAACTCTTCCGTGAGTTCGAATCTCACCGCTTCCGCCATCTAAGAGGCTGTTCTTGAAGGGTTTTTGAGTCGAGGCACTCCCGAGGGGAGCGATTTGGGAATGTTTTGGGAATGGCGATGTGAAAAGAGAGGCCCGTTGCAGGCCTCTCGCCGCTGGATTACTCCAGGTTCAGCGCCTTGTTGAGGATGCCGACGAAGTCCGGACCGTCCTCGCTGATCCACGTCGCGTAGTGCCTGAAGATCATGGCTGTCGACGTGTGCCCCATCTGCTCCGCAATCCACTCAGGCGATGCAAAGCCGCTGCTCAGTAGCTGGCTGGCGAACGTGTGGCGGCACTGGTTTGGGCCGCGCGGGCGCAGCTCGGCCTTTTTCAAGTGAGCCTTCCACCAGCCGTTGCGCAGCGTGTCCGAGGTTGAATACGCCTGGCCGCTGGCCGTGTTGTGGAAGACAAAGCGCACTGATTGTTTGCGCTGCGTACGGTTGTCGCGCTCGGTGACCTCGATGGGTACCGGCGGCAAATGCTGGGTGTGTGCGACCTGGTCCTTCAGTGCGCGCAAGGCAGGGGCCAGCAACTTCAGCTTGCGAGTAGAGCGGCGGGTTTTGGTGACCTTGTAGGCGCTGCGCACCCTGGCGCGCCGAAACGTCACCGTGCCGGCCTCGAGGTCTACATCTTCCCAAGCCAGCGCCATAGCCTCACTCACGCGCGGGCCACTCCAGAGCATGAAGCGGATCAAGTTGATCTCCTGGACGCGATCGCTTGGGGTGCTGAGCAGTGTGTCGAGCTCCGCGCGGGTGAACGGGTCAGGCGCCTCGGCATCCGGCAGGCTGATGACGATGCCGTCGGTCGGGTCGTGCGCGGTTTTGTTTCGAGTGCGGTACAGACGGAAAATCTGCCGCATATTGCTGACGATTTCGCGCACGGTCTTGTTATGCAGCGTGGCCATCAGGCCGTTTTGCACCCAGCCCTGCACGTCCAGGTGGTCGATCTGGTCGGCCTGCACGTGCGCCCAGCGCGGGCGGATGTGGTTTTCCACGCGGCTGGTATAGCCACGAAAGCCGCTGGCGGCGATCTGGTTGCGCTTGATGTCCAGCCACAGGTCGATGTAATGGCCGAACGTGTTGGTCTTTACCCTGGGCGAATCAGGAAAGTGCCGCGCATAGCTGAACGTGCCGGCCTTGATCTCGTAACGGATCATTCCGGCCAGCCGCTCGGCCTGCGCGACACACTCCGCTGTAGCGGCGCCCGGTACCGGCTCCCGGCACAGCTCGCCCTCATAGCGGAAATACACGCGCACACGATTGCCGCGCACCTCAACTCCATCTGCCATCTGCGTCCCCACGCTACTGCAAAAACCCGGCGCACCGGCCGGAATAAAAAAGGCCCGTCGCCGGGCCTGTAAGGGTGTTGCGCTGGCTAGCTGCTCAGCCACTCAGACCGTCGCCGCCACTGCGTGCGCATTTCCTCAACCAGCCGCTCGGCGGCCGCCGCACCGCGCTTCTGGCCGATCATCTCAGTCAGATGCCTGATGCGCTCCGTAGAAGTGTAGCCCTTGCGCAGCCACGTCCTGGCCTCGCACTCGAGCAGATGCTTGCGCTGCTCGCCGGCGCTCACACAGCCACCTTTCACAGGGAATAACCTCCAAGGCCCGCCCGGTATTGCCAGTGGTGTCCGCCGTCAGCGCCATGGCTTACGTACTCGACGTGGATGCCGTGCTGTTCGCCCTGCCACTGAGCCAGTGCCGCGTGGATCCAAGGCCCGAGCAGGTCTTTCCAGTCCTCAGGCAGTCGTTGTTTCACGTCTGCATCAGTGATCAAGGCGGCGTTTGCGCGCTTGATTGTCAGCGCGATCGCCTCGGCGAATTGCTCAGACCGGGCGAGGGACGACCGGGCGCTGTCTTCCCCGCTCAAGCCGGGGTATGGCCACTGATGGGCGATCAGCCGAGGGGCCGCCGGCATATCGGCAGCCAGGGCCAGGCTCGCTGGTGAGAAAAGGTCGGCCTGGGCTTCCGCATACTTATTCATCGCGCACCCCTGGATGACTGAACACCATCACCTTGTTGGGGTTGATCAGGTCGTTTTGTTGCTCCTGGAGCTGCGCCGGGTCGAGGCCGAGCTTGCGCGCCAGGGCAGCAGCGGCGGCGCGGGCGCTTTCGGTGCAGCTGGCGGTGCCTTTGTGGCCCTTGGCTCTGGCCACGTAGGTGTTAGTCGCGTAGCGGGCGTGGATTTCAACGGGCATGGCGCGCCTCCTTGGCGAGTTTCTTGGCGGCGTTTTCGGCCAGTAGGGCGGCCCACTCGGCGTTTTTGCGCTGCTGGCGCAGGCGGCTGCACTTGGCATGCTTACGGGTCGAGCGCGCCTTGCCGCAGATGTCGCAGATGCTGGGCATGTCCAGGCGGTGGCCAGCCAGGGGTGGGCGTGTTCGCCCTGCGGTTGTGCTAGCCTCTGCGCTGCTGACTTCGGGGGCTTGTGCTTGCATGGTGCTTCTCCTTGGGGTTGGTTCGGCCCTGGTGGGTTGCCGCCCACCGGGGCCATCTTTTTCCGGCCAGGCCGGTGTCAGTTCTGGCGTGATGCCCAGTCTTTTTTCAGTTGCTCCCAGATGGCGTCGCCGCCCTCGATGTACTCGTGCACCTCCTGCTCGGGCCGTCGATCCATGCGCAGCACGGCCATGCAGTCATTCCACAGTGACGTGTCGAGCCCGCGCAGATCGGTGAGCGGGAAGGGGAATGCGCTGCCGTTGTACAGGCTGAGCAGAAAGCGCCCGACGATGCCGCTCTGGCCGCTGTCACGCAGGGCCACCGGCACCAGGCGGCGCAGGGCCTCGATGCCGGCCTCGCGGATGTAGGGGCGCTCGGCTTCTTCTACGGCCAGGCGGTTCAGGTCGTCCTGGATGCATTGTGAAAGTGTTCGCATGGTGCTTCTCCTTGGGGTTGTTGCCGTGGCGTTGCCGCGCCTTGGCGGTTATTGCTCTTTGAACACCCAGCACTTGACGGTGGGTGATTTGAAAACGGTCATGTTGGTGCGCTTGGCCTGGTAGGCGCGTACGGCGCTGTGCATGGCCTTGTTGCTGTCGATGAACTTGCGGCTGCGGCTCTCTCGCAGCAGTTCGCGCAGGGTGGCCACGTCGGCCAGCTTCTGCCGGTGCTCGGCGGCGCGCTCGGCGAACTCGTTGAGGTTGATGGCGATCTGCCCCGCCTCCACCGAGTGGTTGACCACCGGGCCGTCGCTGTCGAGGGACTCCAGGTAGTCGTACACCTCCCAGAATTCCGCCACAGCGGGATGGTCGGAGCTGATAGACGCCTGGCGCTCGATGGCCATGGTGATGATTTGCCGCTGCGTCGCGCTGACCTGGGCATCGCTGAGCGGCACCACCAGGCGCAGGCCGTCGAGCAGGGCCAGCAGCTGGGCGTGGTTCTTACTGATGCGCTCCACGCGGATGTAGCTGCGCAGGTTGTTGCCGCACGCGCTGCACGCTGCCGTGTCATTGCCGGGCGGGTAGGCCGTGTCGCAGGTCACGCAGTGGGTGTGCAGGCGGCGCAGGCGCGCCTCATGCGCCGGGAACTTATCGGCGAACTCGTCCAGCACACTGCTCTCGGCCTTCACGGCCTGCAGCAGGAAGTGGCTGAGCACATCGCCGTCCAGGGCGTTGAGCTTGTCCGCCGCCGCGCGGCTCTGCGCCGTAACGTTAGGGCGCAGAAAGTGCAGCTTGCCGATGCGCGTCATGATGGCCTCATGCGCCACCACGGCGGCGTTCTGAGTGATGGCGATGGCCCCACGGAATGGCGGCTCGTACGTCTCGTTGCCCGCAGTCTTGACGCCCTTGGTGGCCAGCGTGCCGCCGCCGTAGAAGTCCTTCAGCTCGTCCCACTCAAAGGTTTTCGCGTGCGACTTGTCGTCGCCATGGCGGTCGGCCTCCAGGTACACCACAGGCATACCGGCAACCTGCCCCATCAGGCGCGAGCGGCCCGCCTTGGTGGATTTCAGCGGGTCAAAGCCCTCATAGCCGGTGCGCCCCAGCAACTTCCACAACAGGTTGAGCAGCGTGGTTTTGCCCGCGCCGGCCTCGCCCGTTGCCTCCAGGAACAGATACGACTGCCAGCGCGCGCGGATCTGCTCGCAGAACAGCGAACCAAAAAACCACACCAGCGCCACCACGCCCTGGGCGCCAAAGCAGGTCCACAGCAGGTTGAACCACTGAGTGTCGTAGGCCTTGCCGTCGAGGTTGGGGCGAATGGTCACGCCCTTCTGCAGGGTTTTGATGCGCAGCTTGCCGAACTCGAAGTAGTCCTCGGCGTTGGCCTTGTAGATCTGCCCGTCCTTCACCGCGATATCGCCGAACACGTAACAGCCGTGCTCCTTGCTGTAGCCCACGTAATCAATGGTCTCCACCGTTTTGATGGCGTAGGTCTGCACTTTCATGATCTTTTCCAGCTGCTGGCCGGCACCGGTGAACATCGCACCCGCCGCCATGCCCAGCAGGCGCTTCTTGAACTCGCTGGCGGCAGCAATATGGGTGGCCGTGAAGGTGTTCTTCACGCTGGCCGCGCCGTGGGGGAAATCCACGCGCAGGTAGTACCAGGACTCGTCGGTAATCTCGTTGCGCTGGAAGTACAGCGCCTCGAAATAGCAGTTGGCGATTTCCGTCACGCTGCCGCTGATGCGCAGCGCCTTTTCGCGGATCTCCTTATTGCTCAGCTCACGGTCGTCGCCCTCGTCGTCGCACTCAATGGCCTGGACCGCCTTGTTGTAC